GTCATCTGGCAAAAAGGCGAGAGAAGAGATAGTCGCTCGGTCTCAGCCTCACATAGACAAGTTAAAACGATGGTGTGCAAAAAACTACGACGCACTCGAGAGATTTAAAAAATCGGAAACGATAGTAGTTCAATATTTGGATGGTACACAGCGAAATCCATTGCAATTTTATGCGAGATACATGGATAATGTATCTGATGAGGGCAAACAGCTACTTAAAAAAGTGTGCAAGAAGTAGATGCATGTAGTACAATCGATATACATCATATTAATGCTCCTGTCTTATGTGTTTCAGAAGACAGGAAGATTAACGTTCGAAGAAAAGTGTAAACTATTAGAATTCACAGGTATGATAGTCAGGGAAACTTCTTTTCCTCCTCCCGCTCTTTATAAATCCGGTACAGGGTGTATAAACCTATCGACGCACCAAGAAGAGAATACATCGAATAATAGTTTGAACCCTTCCTGTATTGATACAATGACCACAAAAGACCAGCTAAAACTCCTACTGTGATGTATTGTGGGTCAAGGTCAGATAAATCCTTTCTCTTATAGGCTTCGTTTATTTCGTACATAATCTGATACATCCCCAGAGACATAGCAGCTACGAACAGGCAATTGTCTGTATCCATTACAATTATTAAAGAAATTAATTCTATATTAAGTATATAATGAGCACCCCAGAAAACGTCCTCGCTGGATATGATGACACATCGAAACAGGGTCAACTCGTGATTCAACGCGTGAAGACCCTCGCCAACCGATACAAGAGAACTGGTATCAACAAAGAAAACATCTGTGGTATCGTGTCTACACTCATGATGGAAGTCAACAATATTAAGACACTCAGTGGACCAGACAAAAAGGAACTCGTGATTGACCTTATTTATTCCATCATAGAAGAAATCGATGAAGGTGAAGAAGATTCTGAAATCGAGATCGTTCTCAAGAAGATGGTTCCGCCAATGATCGATAGCTTCTCGGTGATGCTAAAGGTAACTAAAGGTTGTGGTTGTTTTGGTAAATAGATGAAGTTTCCGTCTTTAGAAACTATGGTAATGTACGGTATATATACAATACGGGATCTTGTTCTGTATTCATAAAATAAGCTTGTACAAAGGAACATACGAGTACTTAATGAGTGTGACACATGTTCGTTTGTATTCGAAGGTCATGTATGTGACAATTGTAACTGTATTAAAAAAGAAAGTCGAATGATACTCAGATAAAAATGCCGAGATATCCGACTGTCACGACGTACACGACGCGCCATTTTCGTGCATTTCGAAAGTGATTGCATATGTTGCGCCGAGCGAAAAATGATAAAAGCGCTCAAACACGAATGTTTGAAACAGGGAAACCGAATACATAAATTTACTGCATGGGTAAGACGAAAGTTTGGAACGCTCGTCATTCAGAGAGACACGAGTTACGGGGATGGAACTTCTATGCCGTGTGTTTTGTGTAGAAAGGTGATAGAAAAACACGGGTTGCGTTGGAGAGCCTATGATGGGGATAGATGGATAGATAGTTTACATTCTAGTCACATACCCAACTCAAAACCAACGAATAAACAGCGCCGTCTTTTACGATTTGGGCTTAATGATGAGTCCGAGTGCTGACTCAAGATTGTTCTCATTTCTCTTTAGAGGCTTTTCTCGTTTGAGTTTCAAAGTCTCATTTTTACCGGTAACTGTTTATTTCATCCATCTTTTTCGTGTTTGAAATAATCGGTATAACTCGGTCTTCCAGGGGTTTGGAGTTTATCTCCTTAGGTTTCTCTTTGTCTACGATGCTATTGCTTCTAAATTCTTCTATGGTAAGGTTGCCACCAAACACATCTAATTGTTCTCTCAATGGCGCGATTGTGATAGATCCAAGTTTGTTGTACAATTTTTTGCGCATGATGATTATGTTACTACATATGATACCACCTCTCGTAATACCATACTTGTCTATGGCATACCGTTTCATGCAACTCCACGAACAAAATCCACCGCATGTATGAAATTTATTCCTTAGTTCGTCATATTTATATGGCAATTTAAGTATCTCACCTTCAAATGGATGACAGCACCACCAACACCACATAGTTTAGGACTATGTGATTATCTTTAAGTGTTATTTTTTTCTCAGTAAACCACAAACATGGGAGGTGGTGGAAGTTCCACTATAAACCAGGAGATGAATATGTCCATGGTGAATGACATATTGTATGAATCTGTGACAAATAACGAAAGCTATACCCAAAATGAAATGAGAAATGAACAGGTCCTAAATCTTAAAATAGGAAGAAACGTTGGGTGTAACATAGAGACGGACCAGACCATTAATTCAACTTTCATGGCAACGACAGAACAGATATCAAATAGTTTTCAGAACGTGGCGAATGATCTCGTGAGTAGCCTACAGGCGGGTGCCAGTTCGGCATTGGACAAACAAACACAAGCGGGTAATCTTCAATTCGGTGATAAACAAAATGTAAATCAAAATATTAATACTGAAATTGAAAATATAGTTAAGACCCAACTGGAAACGAATAACCTCACCGAGACCATTAACAAAGCCGTAAACGTTCAAGAAGGAAACATCGAGATAGGTGAAACCATATGTTTGGATGGTGAGCAATTGTCGTTCAGACAAAATATATCCGCTGATCTCGCGGCGCAAGCGGTGACAAAGAACATTCTTACGGCTGTGACGAAGAATTCAGTCGTCCAAGATACCATAGCCCAAATTGACGCAGAAGCGAAATCTAAGGCTGGGGGTGCCGCCGAAGTCGTTGACTCGGTCGGTAATGCGGCTTCGAACGTGATTGGTGCGGTGACCGGACCAATGAAATACGGAATAATGGCCGTCGCTGGAATATGTTGTCTATTGGTAGTCGCCATGATAGTCATGGGTCTGTCTCCAGCGGGTCAATCTAAAATGAAAAACATGAATATGAGAGGTATGAAGATGCCCGGTAGATTGCCTGGTATGAAGCGCTAAATTACATTTTTGTTCTCTGTGGTGTACTGTGACCACTAAAAACAAAAATACATTTACAAAGATTCGAGGTGTTTGATGAGGGCATCGCGTTTGTTCGCCTCCGCAAGTGGGATAATTCTGGCGAGCTTCTCTTCGTCATCGGTGAGTTCTTTAGCCATACCATACACTATGTATGGGTTAATGAACTTCTTTGGGTCGGCATCTCTCACATAGGCAACCGCCTTGGAATCACCCTTAAGGTTTTCTCGCATCCTGATGGATGCAAGCCACACGGCCAATGCGAGGATGGATACAATCAAAAGGACTGTGTTTATGTTCGCGTTCTTCATTATAATACATAAAGAAATAATTTTTCTTTAAATCAATGATAGTGAGCATAGACGTAGGCATACGTAACTTAGCAATATGTCGTTTTGATGATTCATGTAATTTGGTGATGAACTGGGATGTATCGGGTGTTCCACCTGAGTCAAAAGATGGATTATTCGTATCTATGCGAAACCATCTCGATGAAAAACCTTGGGTATTGGACACGGATACGATTCTCATAGAAAAACAGCCAGACCGCAATAAGAAGATGAAAATGGTAGAAAATTTCTTACACGCGTACTTTGTAATAAAAGCACCTAAGTCCGAAACTATTATTTATGACGCAAAGTTTAAAATACCGGATGTGTGTGGGCCAGGTAAAGCACAGTATCTTAAACGTAAAAAGGTATCTATTGAACGTTGTGAAGCGTTTTTGAATGATAATCCTATAAATGAACACTGGTTACCTATATTTAAAGAATCAAAGAAAAAAGATGATCTCGCGGACACGGTAATGCAAGCCATCAGTTTCACGAAGCGCACGGAACCACTCAAGAAGACCGTAAAGAAAAAGGTCATTCCAAGAAGACCAAATCAAAATCAAAAGGAAACGAGATACTCAAAATCAAATTTAGCTTGGATATACCTTAATAAATTGGATTGCGAATGCCTCGAAAAGAATAAGCGGTTCATGAAGGACCTCAGAAGATACTATAAGGGGATAGATGATATGAAGAATGACCTAGATGAAAAATATCTTAAATAAAGTATGCTTAGATATGCGGCAACATTCAAAGAGCTTCCACGAGTGATGGAACTTGTACACAGAAGAGGTGAGAAGGTAATAGTCGATTACGCAAAAGAAAATTGTAAATTATCGGAAGCTTATGAAATAGCAGAGACGACGAAGAGACTGATCACATCGGTTCCAATAGGTTCAATGTGTGCCATAAAACTTACAAGCTTTGGTTCGAGGGAAAATGAATCGGAAGCCAGAGATTACGCACATTCTATCATAAAACACGCCAAATCCAGGGGTGTAAAGATATGTATAGATGCCGAAGATGTCTTGTATCCAGAGATATGTTATACCATGATGGCCGAACATAACACGAAATACGAAGTTAACGTATATAAAACATATCAAATGTATCGCAAATTTGGAGTTGCGGAATTATCGAAAGATATAGAAAATGCGCATTTGGATGGATTTAAATTAGGTTTAAAACTCGTGAGAGGTGCGTATCTAAAAAGACAACCCGGTTTACTTGATAAGAAATCGAGTGTAGATAGACAATACTCACAAGGTATGACATATTCACTCACGTGCCCAAACGCCCACACAATGTTAGCGACGCACAACGAAAAATCTCTCATATACGCAAAAAGATTTGACAGGGAACAATACGTGACAGCACAACTTTTAGGATTGGGCAAAAATATAGGTATCGATTACAGGTACATACCAGTTGGTACTCTAATGGAACTTACCCCTTATCTATTGAGACGCCTCAAAGAGAGAATGTCATGGGATTAAATACCTAAGTTAGATAATCCATGTTATATATTACACATAATCATGGAGCAAATCAATAATTTACTGGTCAAAAACTTAGAGTGTGTATTCCCATGGGATAATTTTTCAAATGACTCTAATACCCAATGCGATGAACGAAACTATATTAAACTTATTTCAGGCGTCATTCAAAAAATGGGTGGTAAGATCGGTTCTTTCGCACCATCTCAACAACCCAAAGATATTCGGAATGTCATATTTGCGAGCGCACCACATCCATTTACGTATGAATGTAAAAAAAGTAAAGGTACTTTCATATTAAACGACACGGTACCTGATACTGATGATAATTACTATTATATTTTCATCAATACAAAAAATAAAAAGATTTCTATTAAACACTGCAGTGACCTGATTAGTAGAAAAAATGTATCAAGTGATTGTATCGCCAAAGATAAATTAAAAACACTATATGAAGATACAATGAAACAGATAGAAAACGCGGTCATAGATGGTCATATTTCATACCATGAATATGGACAGTTATTCAAACGAACTGTGACATTTCCAAATGGTATGAAATCAAGACCAAGACCGAACTGGTCAATTAAAATGTGAGGCGTCTTGCGATGTCTTCTACTAATTTTGGAGGAATTGAATTTCCAATTTGAACGATCTGTTCTTTGTGGCTTCCAGCCATTTTATAGTCCGGTGGGAACCCTTGTATTTGTTGTAATTCATTTATAGTATATGGTCTCAGATAAAATTCATCACCCTTCTTTAGAGCAACATATAATCTAGGTTGATGATCATAGGTACATATGATAGTTTTGCTTGGCTTGGTGATATCTACAATTTCACAGTGAATCGGTGATATCCTCTTACCAAACGAAAACTGATATTCACTCACACGTTTGTCTTTCCAAAAAACACCGCGAGATTTTTCATGTAAAATGAGATATGGGTGCACTTTACCACTCGGTTCGCCTTCGCCACGTAATATACTTTCTTCGGCAACACCCGCCTCTTCAATAAGCTCTTTTGGAACTTTCAATGCCCCTTCCATATCAAATTTGAGAATGTTTCTTAGATTGGAGTAATGGTCAGAAGGTTCTGGGAACTCAAATGTAAAATCTGAATCCCTTGATCCCACAATAAAAAGGCGTTCCCTCTTTTGTGGAACCCCGTGTTCATGTGCCTTCAAAACTTTATAATGGCACGTGTAACCCACATCATTAAACGCCTTAACGATAACATCTATGAAATTTTCTCCATTCGCGGTCTTTCTTGTCAATAACCCTTTCACGTTTTCACCAATAATATACTTTGGTTTTATGATACGAGTGGCTCTCACGAATTGGAGATACAATTGACCCCTGGTATCATTTGGATCTTTCTTGCCGGCATTTGAAAAACTTTGACAGGGAAACCCACCAAATATAATATCAATTTTACCAGCTAAATTTTGAAAATCTTCATCTGAAATCTTATTTATATCACCACCAACCAACTTCGAATGTTCAAAATTTAGTTCGTGTGTTTCTTGAAACCTGGTCTTTATTTCAGAATATGCTATGACATCTATACCAGCATTTGTCATACCAAGCGTGTCACCGCCACATCCCGAAAATAGTGAAAGTGCGGTAGGTTTAGACATATACATTTCATGTACCATATTTTTTAAACTGATTTAAGAAAATGAGGGGAAATAAAATTATAAAATGCAAAAAGATGTCTTGGATCACGGATTTGTTAGGCTCGTTGACCACATGCCTCGGGAAGATTTGGATGCGGCCATCGTACAATCCGCCC